CGTGCCGGGCGTGGCATCGAGCAGCGACGACACCAGCATCAAATGATACGACGCCACCGGCAGCCGCGAGATCGAGCCGATGAACGGCAGCCTGAACGAGGTCTGCTTGCTGTTCGCCGGGATCGTCACTGTGATGGTGCCGAGCGACCATGTCACTCCGGTGCTCGAGTTTTTCAATTGCATGTCGAGCGTCCACACCGCTCCACGCCCGCGCTTCTTCCGCTTCTTCCGCTTGGTGCCGCTGCCGCTGATGATGGCGTTGATCCACACCAGCTTGGTGGTTGCCAGCACGGCGACGGCGAGATGCACGATCTCATACTGAAGGCCGAAGCCAGCCACTGGCACGATGGAAATGTTGTTCCAAAACACCGGCACGGCGACCGCGCCACCACCGCCGGTCGGCATGCTCTCGATCTTGTCGTAGATGTCGTTCTTGGTCGGGACCGAATTGTCGCCGTCCCAGCCGATGCCGTAGACCTCTGGATCGACGGTGACGGTGTCGGCGCTGACGGTGAGCGCCGTGATGTGCGGCGCGTAGAGCGTGTCGGTGGTGGGATCGTAGCGGAAATCTGGATCGGTGATCGGGTTGCCAGTGAGGTCGTAGATCGGGATCGAACCTGGCGGCGGCGGCGTGCCACCGGAGCTGCCGAGTGTCCGCCACTTGCCATCACCGAAGAGCGCCTTGTTCTCATCGCCTGCCTTTGGCTGCGGCACCACGCCGTCCGAGCCATCGCGGTCGGCGGTAGCTCCCCTGAACTCGACGAGCGTATTGATCCACCGCTCGATCATCCTCAGGCCGTTTTCGGTCCACTTGCCGATGTAGGACGGCGGACCCTGCGGGCCAAGGAAGATGCGCTTCATGTCATACCTTGCCCGTGTTCACGAGCAGCGGCTCGACGCCTGCGTGATAGGTCCAGATTTTGTCGTATGGGACAATTTGGGTAAATCTCGCCATGCGCGTGTCGATGCGATGCGGGCAGAAACCCGACCGATTGAGCGACGATGGTTGGGTGGTATTGGGTACATCTTCGATGCGGGCGCGGTGGGTGATGTAGGATTTCACATCGGGGCTGTCGGTGCAGGGCCGCACCTGACTGACGAAATACCGCCCATCGAACGCCTGCTCTGGCGTCGCCATGGTCGCTTCCATGTTGGGACCGGAGAAGAAGCCGAGCCTGTGGTCGGGATCGAACACGCCGATCAACGCACCTGGCTGCCGCTGGAAGGCATCGAAGCTGATGGTCATCACGTCCATGTTGTCGAAACCGATGTCGGGCAGCGTGTCGAGCGTGACACCGGGTTGGCTCATCATGGCGACATGCTCGCCCAGCACGGCATCGATGTAGACCGGCCGCTCCAGCACCCAATCGTAAAGGATGGCACGGTTGAAGATGCCAGCTGCGCCGTTCACCGACTTGTAGAAGAACCAAACCCTGCTCGAGTTTGGCTCGTTCGCGCCGATGGTCAGGTTCATCGCGCCGCTGTCCCAATCGCGTTCGAAGAACCGCTGGAAGCGTTCCTTGGAGATGTTGACGGGCGCGGCACCGCCCATGATCATCATGTAACCCGCAGTGCCGAGATAGAAGATGCGCGACCCTGCGGAGATCACGGAGTAGGGCGCTCGCAAGCCTTCGCCCTCGGCGATGCGATCGAACTGGAAGATGCGCTCGTCACCGGGTAGCCAGGTCATGCGGCGGATGGCTGCGTCCTGAAACACCACGCCAAACTCGCCACCAGCCACGCCAAGCACCCGCCCGCCATCGGGGAAATCCTGCAAGTCGGCGCCGTTCAGCGCCAGCGTCCATCCGGTGATGTCATCCTTGGCCGACCACTGCACCCGCTGCGGCTCATCGAGCAGGCCTGACAGCACGAGTTGGTTCTGCACGATGGTGCAGTAGGCCGCTTGCGGCGGGTTCCCGGCGAGATCCGCATAGTTTCCGCCGGTGGCGTTGGCAACTTGCGGCTTGACGTTGCGCTGGCAGGCGACGACCTGCTTGTTGTACTGCGCGAAGGTCCAGTTGTCGTCGCCGGACAGCGGCGTGTAGGCGGCACCGCCCTTGCTGACCTCTTCCCACGCCAGCGTGCCGTTGTTCATGCGATAGAGACGATCGACCGTGCCTGCGAATAGCACGATGTCATCCTCGGTGACGGCGAGGAAGCTGCCGCGGCACGGCGCTGGCAGTGCTTGTGCATAAGGCTGGTAGGACTTGATCGGGCCGTAGCCGTCGGCGCGGGGCGCGGCGTTGGTGATGACGCGGCTGGTGTCGGCCTGATAATCCGTCAGATCCGGTCGCCACTCTCCAAACGGCAAGACGGGCATGGCGTCCTCTAGGGCGTTGGGCCTGCGATCTGGATTGCGGCCGGTCCCTTGGTTTTCTCGGAGAGCTGCATGGCACGTTCGATGATCTGGTCGCACGCCGAGATCCACAGCTGGAATTGCTCTTGGTTCTGCACCAGCGTATTCGCCCAGGCGAGCGTGCCTGCGAGATAGAGGTCTGGATAGGCCAGAAGCAGCCAGTTGCTATCGGTCGGCTGCTCGAGCGATGGCACCTTGGCGTAGTAATTGAATTCGACTTGCGCCGCATCAGTAGGCGCAATGTTGAGGAAGCCGCCCTCGATGGTGAACTTGGCCGGGATGCCAGCGGGGCTGGTCGGATAATACCGGGTGAAGATCGACGGCACGACATATTCTAAATCGCGCTCTGGGCTGCCGAGCCACGTCAACCGCCGCCACGCCAGATAATCGTCAGGCATCGTCACCGAGCCATCGGTCGGCGTGAGTTTGATCACGCTTTCCATCTGCCGCACGCGCAAGCGTCTGTTGAAATACGCCTCGGCCAGTTGCACGCAATCCTGCACGTTCGGCGTGATGTCATCGCGGGCCATCCAGTTGATGACGGACGCTTGCAGAGCCTGATTGTCGGTGAAAGGCATCAGCTACACCTCAGCCACTTGTAGTCGGGATCGCGCAGCTTCCTGAAGATGATCTGGTCGAACTCCTTGTCGGCGAATTTCAACCCGATGTTGCCGCGAGCATGCTCCTCGTTCAGCCATTTGAGAATGAAGATCGGCGGGATCTGCGAGGTGAGGCGCATCTCGCCCACCTGTTTCTCGCCGTTCTGCATCCGCTTGTTGTCATTGAGAACGTCCTCGACATCCTGCTCCTGCGTGATGGCGAGCAATTTGCGGCCATCAACGTGATAGGTCGTGGCAATATCATTCTCAACCAGCGTAAACGTCTGCACCGTCAACTCATCTCGGTCATCGTCACGATGCCAGCACCGGCAGGCGAGATCGCCGACAGCTTCGCCGCGCCTGCGCCAACTTGGAAATATTCCGGCACGTTCGGGGCGATCTGCATGTCGGTGGCGACCGCAGCCGACCCACCCGAAGAGAACCGGATGAAGCACGGGTTGCCCGTCACCATGACGCGGACGATGCCACCCGCTGCTGCGTTGGTCATCGTTGCCGATGATGCTCCGGTCGCTAACGACTGGCTTGCGCCAGGACGCATGGCAATCGTCATGGGCCTAACTCCCTCGGACAATGGCGACGAAATTTGCGACCGCCGGTCCCGAGCCTTCGCCGCCGCTGACAAAATTCAGGCTGTTGAAAGCCTCGACGGTGCAGGCAATCTCGTTCCCGGTCAGCACCATGCCGTAACTCGAGCCAGGACCGGAGCCAGCAGCTGGAATGGTGATCTTGCCGATTTCGAATGGACCACCGGGACCAACCTTCTGCACGGTGACGATAGTGTCGGCCCCGGTGAGCGCCGCCGAAATGGAGCAACCGGCACCGACGACACGGCCGCGGAACGGGATCGGCGCGTTCAGCGTCGATGGCGTGGCGACATCGGCGAGACTGCCGACATTGAAGGAGTTGGTCTGCAAATTATGCGGTTCGGAAAGAGGCATGTGAGTTCTCCTTCAGGGAAAAGGGGGGCGACTGTCGTTGACCAGCCGCCCCATTCCCCCTGCTTCGGTTAAGACGTGGTGAGGTCCGCGACCAGCCCGCTCGACTTTTCGTTGCGAGCCTCGAGGCTATACTCCGACAGGATGAAGAAGGCATCGCTGTCACCGGTCTTCGCCAGGTCCTCGGAGACCATGCGCCGACCGGGGAGGTACGACACCGCCCACATATCCGTTTCCAGCACCCAGACGTCGCGTGCCCGCTGGAAGCGGTTCGG